GTTGACAGGTCGTGCCGCTTGCGGAACCGGTATTCAAGCGGCAGGTCTGTCCATACCACTTTCCCGGTATCGGGATCCCTGAAATACCCGCTTGCCGTACCCCCCATGCCGATCACTTCGCCGTGCGGTTTGGTTGCGGAAACGCCGTATCCCCAGCCTTTTCCGTGGTAGGTTTCCGGCATAAAAGACTTCCTGCCGGGTCTTTCGTCGTGGAATTCTTTCTGGAACAATTTCCACATGGCGTATGATATGGCCCCTGCTTTGAACATATCGAAATACTTTTTCCAATCGGCATCCGTATATTTTAACTTTCCTTTTTCGTTTTTCATTTTGGCGTTGTTTTGCCTGTGACCGACGGGTATGCCCAGCTTTTCGGAAAGCCACCCTTCCATTTCTTCCTGTAGTTTCCTTGCCGCCATGACAGGCTTCGCGGCTTCTTCACGGATAATGTGGTCGATCAGCCTTGCAAGTTCTTCTACGGGGTAAACTATCACGCCCGTCTGTTCATACTGTTTGACAAGCGGCAGGACAAGTTCGCGGGTTGCGGCCCTGATGCGGCGGGCGGCGGTAAGCTCGGCGCGGGTTAAGGCCTTGCCCAGTTCCCGCTGGCGTTTGAAGTAAGTTGCCCTATCCAGATGCCGCTCCTGTTAATTTAATAACTTGGTCTGCAATTTCTTTACTATCCAATACAATAACAATCTTCACCTCTACCGGATTTTCCACGTTATAGGAAACAATACGTAATGCGTCATTCCAATGATGATGTATATCTGAACAGACTAAAACGGCATCTTCCAAAAGTCACCTCATCAATACCCGAAATCCCCGCCGCCGAAAGCGGGCTGCCCGGCTTTGCTTGAATGTTCGGCTATCATTTCATTCAGACCCGCCAAATAATGTTCCGCATCTTCGGCCGGGAATTCCGGATAAAGTTCTTTCGTGAAGTAGAACGCGCCTTCCTTGGAAATTGCCCCGTTGCCGAGCATCGGCACGACCGCCGAAGCGTAAGCGCCCATGACCTGGGCTTTCTGCATTTCCGACAGCAGCGAAAGGTTGCCCCATCGGATTGTCACTTTAGGCGGTTGCGTGAACCGCATGTAAGCAAGTATTTTAAGCGACTGGCTGACAAGTTCTTCCGTGCCTTTTGTTAACTCCCTGCGTATTCCTTTCACATGTTCCAAGGCCAGCAGGCGGTCGGTTTCGGTGGAAGCGTGGTTGCCCGTGGCAAGGGCCCCGAAGAACAATTCCGGGATGCCGCTTCCCTTGATCACTTTGAGTTCGTTGTCTTTAATCGCCGCCGTATGCTGGGCGGTCGCGTCACTGGACAGGAACATGAAAGACGTTTCTTCGCCTTCCGTGTTTATAAATAAATTTTTGGAAAACGGGTCAATGGTAACATTTTTACCCGTTTCATTTGGGGGGGTGTTGTTGTTTATCCATTTCGTGACGTCATTTACTTTTTGGATTATTTTAGGCTCAAAGTCCGACAGTATCTCATCCCTTTTGTAGGCTATATCGTGTATCGACTTCATCCAGCGCAGCACCCTTGCATAGACGCTGTTGCCCCGCCAGTCCCCCTCGTAACACCTGTGGCCGAAGGGGACGGGCATGAAACCGAAAGGGTTCCCGTATTGTACAATTTTGTTCCTGCCGCCCGTCCATTCCTCGGTGATTGTTTCCCGTGTTATGTGCCTTTTGCGCCGGGTGAACTCCTCAAACATTTCGCCTTTGTTATACTGAATCTGTTCGTCCGTCCATATTTCCGATATATCCCCGGTGTCCAGGTCGATGATTATCTGGGTTACGCTTGAGTCCGGTATGACTTCCCATGTTAACTTATGCTGGCCGTCGTTCCACCGCGCCCACCTCCATGCGGTTCCCTGCGTAAGCATCGTGGTTATCAATACGGGGAACTCGTCAACTATCAAAGGCATTAAATCTTTTACCAGCCTGTCATCCTGTCCTTCATCGGGGATAACCCCGGGAATCCCGGTCATGTTTTTAGGTACGTCAACCATCCCGTCCGAGAGATAGGATGATAACGCGAATTCCTGCGCCGAACCCGTGTACAGCCCTTTTAACAAAGCCTCGTTGGCTGCAAGCCCCCCGTCCATTTTCCTCGGTGCCGGCGAAACCGTGCGCTGCTGTTTGGACAAATCCCTGTCCTTTGGCCTTTTCCAAATATCCGAAAATTGAAACGCCATAACCCCCTCCGTTAATTTTTATCCCCGCCCGTGAAAGTAAACGCGGGCTTCATCGTCAAGCGCGGTGTTTTTGTCAGCGTTGTAATAACATAAAAGCAGGCCGTCCGCTTTGTCGGGCGATCTGCCGTACCTTTTTCTAAATTCGTCTTTCGGCTCTATTTTCCGCCTGCCGATTTTGTCATAAACATATTTTCTCCCCGCCAGTTCTTCCGTAAGCTGCGGGTCGTCCGGGATTTCTATTTCGTCAACGGGAAAATCAAACCACATTTCATCCGCCGCTGTTGTATATTTTGTTTTGTCTTTCGGGGAACCGCCGAAATTAACCGGAATCACATTCGCGCCCAGCCTGCGGAGGTTGTCGGTAACGCCCCCGCCGACACCGGTATCATCCACTTTTATTTTTACCGAAGGGTCCTTTCCCGCCATTTCCCACACTTCGTTGGCCACGTATACCGTGTCTTTTTTTGCCAGTTCTTTATGCGCCACCGTCTTCGCCCCGCGCCTCCGGTATATCTGCGTTTTGTCATTCCCGAACCTCGCCACGTCAACGCCCATTTCGTCAGGCTCCGTTTCTTCGGCTTTCCGGAGCGTCGCCTGCTTGATTGAAACCCTGGATAAAACGGCGTTGTCCCCTTGCGCCCTCGGTTTGCCCCCCCACACGTGCAAGGCTTCGTCAGGGTTGTTTCTGTACGAGGCTTCCAGTTCCGCCTGCAAAACACCGGGAAACCACGGGTTGTCAATCCCGCCTTCTTCCAGTTCTATTCTTAAAATGTCGGTTCTTGGCGAATCCCAGTATTCGGCTATAACGGGGTCTTTTTCGGCTTCCCTGTTTAGCGTCGCCCAAAGTTCGGAATTCGGCTTGCGTAAAGTCGGCAATAAAACCGTGAGCGATTCTTTCGATATTGCGGAGGCTTCTTCAAGCCAGAAAATATCGTAACCCTCAAGGGATTTCATCTGGTCGGCGGCCCTCATGTCTTTAAGGCCCCTGAATATAATATGCGACCCCGAAGGGGAATTGAGGTATTCGTTGGTGATTTTCCACCCCGGATAGCCTAACCGGGATATGGTGTCAACCATAAGCCGGTAGGATGATTCTTCAAGCGACCGCTGGACTTCGCGGAAACAGCATATTCTTAACGTTTCCCATTGCGCTTTCTGAATGAGCAGGGAAGCGGCAGACCATGATTTAGCCCCCGCGCCCCTTCCGCCGCTTGCTATTTTAATGCGCCAAGGTTCCCGGAAACGTTCCATTTTCGGGGAAACGGTTTCTCTGTCTTTCTGCTCAAGCAGCCCCAGCATTTCCGCCTGTTCGGAATCGGTTAAAAGGTCAATGTTCACCGTTGGCCTTCCGCGTGAGTTCTTCAAGCCGCTTCTTTCTCTCTTCCGGGGTTGTTACGGTAACGCCGACATCGCCTCTTATATCTATATCCTGTTTTTCAGTCCATCTGTATCTGCATTTCAAGATTAAGGCCAGGTTTCCGTTGGTAACCGTGTTTTTCAGTTGAGCCTGTTCGTTTAAGATTTTTTCCCAAAATGCCTCCGCTTTAACCCTACCTATAGCCAGAGAGTCGGAAAACTCCGAGTGAACCTTTTCCCATTCGAAAATAGTATCTTTGCTCACGTTAAATTCAGCGGCAACTTGAACAATTGAACACCCTTGCCCCATTAACCCGACTGCCTGTTCGCAAAACAATCTTTTATACTTTGTGGGTCTGCCGCCGGCCATTAACGCAACCTCTTTTTTACCTTTATTGCCATTATAATTCCTCTATTTGAAATTCCCCTGTAACGGTTTAATGAGTTTGAAATCAAGAAAATCTTTTACTTCACAGGCTGTTTTTATTTGTTGTATC